CCGGTGGGTTAATGTAAAGCTCACTAATGGGGCGATTCTTAAATGCTATAATGAAAGCCACATTGATTTTCCCGAATTAACCCAGGTGTGCATTTACAACCGTGGTTACAATTGGTATGTTTGTTACGATGGGGAGATGAAAGACACGATTATTCAAAGAAAGTCCGGGCCGATAAAGCACCGGTTAGGTAAGGTTTCTAAATTGTATTAATTCAAATTTTAAACAATCAAAAAAATGATTATTAAATTACATTATGCTGAATTAGGTTTAACTGGAGATATTCCAGTAATAGAATTTAAAGAAATTTCTGATATTTGCGATTTTATTGATTTTATTGAAAATCAATTTAAGGCTTCAGAATTACCATTTGAAGGTTTTAAAAAAATATTTCTATTAACTGATGGTTCTGAAATATTTATAACTGAAAATTATCATATGTTAATCAATTTTTTCCGTTATGAATTATTTGCTTTATGCGAATTACTTGATTTAAATAATGTTCATTTGTTTGAAAATGGATCATATGCCGAGGCTTATGATTTGGCTTTAATGATTAAAGGAAATGAAGATTTAGAATTTAAATTACAACAAGGTGTTGTAGGTCAAAGAATTGGATAATGAAAAAGGTTATTATCATAACGATTTGTTTTGCATTGCTCACGCAGATCACGCACGCATCGGATGTATTTTATAATATCTCCAGGCACACAACACTCGACTACTTTATTAGTTGGGTGTTTGCCTTTTCTTTGGAATCATCAATTTTGATTTTTACTTTGCTTGGAAAGCGAAATACGGCTATCTTCTTTGGTTTAATTTCGTGGCTGATAAATTTGCTTTATTACTGGGTGCAGATTGGAATGACGCAAAAGTTTGTTGCGATGAATATTATTTCTTTGATCATTCCGGTAACCATATTTTTTTATTCAGAATTAATCAAAACTGATAAAAGAAAAAATTTATTAAAATGAGAAAAATATTATTTGTGATTGCCATTGGATTTATTGCCTATGGCTATTATCAGATCAAGAAAAATGAGCCGAATAAAAAGGCTATTCGGATCACGAAAGTTGATACAATAGAAGTGTTTGAAAATAATTTTGATAGCACCTGGGAGGTTTACGGATGTAAGTATTACGGGTATAAAGAACAAGAAAATGGCAAATAAACAAACGGCAGTTGAATGGTTAATCGAGCAAATATTGTACGATGATGGGTATGGTGCAATAATGAATAGTTTTGATGAAATGACGGACTTGTCGGAATTTATTGAACAAGCCAAAGAAATGGAAAAAGAGCAAATAAAAGAAGCTGTTGAAAGTGGAGAGAATAACATTGATTCAGGTGGATACTACATAGATAAAGATTATTCAAAACAATACTACAACGAAACATATGGAAAATAATCCAACAGCAGTAGAGTGGTTAGTAGAAAAACTAACTAATAGACAAAATGGAGTTCTCGATGATTTTTCATCTATGTCATTAGATGAAATATATGAACAAGCCAAAGCAATGGAGAAAGAGCAGATTGATAAAGCATTAACACCCATCGAACTACCAAGTGAGGAAGAATTAGCAAAAGAATGGTTATTAATTTTTGAAAAGAAAGGGTACAATATGTACACACATTATAACCAAGTACCTATTTGGATAGAAGGTGCTAAATGGGTAATTAATAAGATTAAACAACAAGACAATGGACAAAATTAAAATAGGTAATTACTGGATTCTTGGCAAGGAAATAAACGGAATCACTTTGTTTCCTTTTGTTTACCTACGCAAATCGTATGTGGATATGTTAGCTTCGTGGAATTTAGATTCATTAATTAACCACGAATCAATTCACTTGAAGCAACAAGCGGAACTTGGTATTGTATTCTTTTACGTTTGGTATTTTTTGGAGTTTTGTATTAGAGTTGTTTTGATTGGCAATACGGATGCAGCATATCGAAATATTTGTTTTGAAAAGGAAGCATACGATAATGAAAGAGATTTGGAGTATTTGAGTAAGAGGAAATTTTGGGCTTTTCTTAAATACATTTGATGAAACAAGACGAGCATAAACTCCAGGTGGCAATTTGTAAATGGTTGTATTTTACTCAAGACTTTTTTTATTTTGCTATTCCGAACGGAGGTCTTCGGCATCGGTTAGTTGCCATCAAATTAAAAATGGAAGGAGCAAAGGCTGGAGTTGCAGATATGTTTTGGATGGTGTCAAATGATAATTGGAAAGGTTTGTTTGTAGAGGTTAAAATAGTTAAGGGTAAGCAATCACAAAGCCAAAAGGATTTTGAGGCCGTAGCGATGAAGCACGGGTACTATTATGCTATTGTGAGAAGTATTGATGACTGTATTTCTTTAATAAATCGGTTCCGGAAGAATGAAATCTAATTATCTCGATGCGATCCGGTGGATTGATGATCAATTGACCAAGCCGACAAAAGAAATCAAAGTAGGATGCGAAAATATTCGCGATTTGAATTTCAGTTTGAAAATTAATCGAAATCATATTTTAGAGAATGCTGGGCAGTTGTCTTATTCGGCATTTGGACGGACTAAAAAAATAAAGGATTTCTTGCAATTATCAAAATAAAAATGTAAACTTTGTCGATGTCAAACCAAGTTAATCATCCCGAACATTATCAAGCTAATGGAATCGAGGCCATTCAAGTAATTGAAGGATTTAATTTGAATTTTAATTTAGGAAATGCAATTAAATATATTCTGAGGGCCGATAAAAAAGGAAATAAAAAGCAAGATTTGGAGAAGGCCCAGTGGTATTTAAAAAGGGAAATAGAAAAGTTTAAAGGTTGATGAACCGGAATGAGATTATTTCAAGTCTATACAATTCTAAGGAGATTGCTCAGGCACTCCGAAAAATGCAACCACCACAATTAAGAGAAGAATTAAGACAAGAAATGTTCCTGGCATTGTGTTCAATTTCTGATTCAAAGTTTTGGGCCATCTACAATAACAACGGTATTCCAGGTTTAAAATTTTGGTTAGTCCGCACGATGCTTAATTTAGTTTACTCTACCGGGATGAATCAACCATTCTTTCGCCATTTTAGACAACGGAATGAGGAGTTCAATCCAAACCATCACGATGCTAATTATGATCCATTTGAGGATACGGAATTAAACATTAAAGAACGGCTTTATAAGCAAGTGGAGGAAGGAAGGAAATCATTGAGTTGGTATGAAAATAATCTGCTGGATACCTATGTTGAATTAGGATTCAATCAAATGGAGGTCACAAGAAAAACAAAGATTCCATATCAATCAGTCATTAAAACTATTGTCATCATTAAAAAGAAATTACGAGATCAATGATAATAACTCTAATTGCTTCGGTTTGCTTTTCAGTATTCTTTACAATGACAAATCTTTATCAGTCATTCAATTTAGATTTTAAACCATTTAATTGCGTTCCGTGTTTATCGGTTTGGTCTGCGGTCGTGTTTTATTTACTTCCAATGTGGATCACGGAATTGATTGCATTGTTTTTTAGTTCGGGGATTATCGGTTCTTACTTATTTAGATTTTTACACAAATGACACCAAGGGAAGAAGCATCAAAATTAATTTATCGTTTTCAAAATGAATGTATTAGTGACAAAGAAGATAAGGGAATTAATTCAACATTAGCGAAGCAATGTTCATTGATTGCGGTTGATTTAATTTTAAATTATGATAATTGTCACAGAAATGAATATTGGGGACAAGTAAAATTGGAAATTTTAAAGAAATGACACCACGAGAATTAAATTTCTTAAAGGAACACGAGGCTAATTTTGTGGCCGTTGAATTGGGATATACTCGAAACATTGACTTTCACGTTGTAGATCAATATGTTTTAATTTACCGAAATTACATTGATCAAAATTTTATTCTCAATGCCTGGTGTAAGCATTGTGTTTTTGATATGCTTAAAAGAATAAAAAACTATTACGACAATAATCAACCAATCGAAACCAATGTCAAACCTAAGAATCCTCGGAGTAGGAAATAGCACTTCGGGTGTTACTTATCATCGCATTGCATTGCCATTGTCAACGATGCAGAAAGAATATTGTTTACTGACTGATTCGGTAACTGAGGAGATGATAATTGAGAAGGAAATTAACATTCTTGTTTTGAATAGATTTCTTGAATTGGTACCAATTACGACCTTGTTAGAATGGAAGGTAAAGCACGGATTTAAAATTGTGGTTGACATTGATGACTACTGGGAACTATTCAGCAGTCACGTTTCAAATGATGCTTATCGAAAATTGAATATTCCGAATGTGATTAGGCAATATATTAAAATTGCTGACCTTGTTACTTGCACTCATTCCAGGTTATATTATGAAATCATAAAAATGAATAAGAACTGCGAGATACTTCCAAACGCATTGCCTTTTGACAAAGACCAATTCACATCTGTTAAGATTGAACACGATAAAGTAAACATTGCACATACCGGCTCCGTAATGCACTTCCCGGACATTAAGCAATTGAAAAATCCATTGTTAAATTTATCAAAGTCCAAATCCTTTGTCGATGCTACGAGGATGCTTCTTTGCGGTTGGAACGATTACAACAAATGGCATTGGACTCAGATGGGAAATATTTACACGGCCAACGAGAAACTGAATTACAAAATAATCGAATCGGCTCATTTCTCATTTTATATGAACTTTTATAATGAGGCTGATATGTTGATGGTTCCATTGCTTGATAATAAATTCAATCGGATGAAATCAAATCTGAAGGCATTAGAAGCTGGAGCCAAGAGGATTCCGATACTTACTTTTGACCGTGATCCCTATGCAGATATTCCAACCATTTTTAAAGTTGATAATTGGGAACAAGATATTAAACGAATGACATTTAGCAAACAGATGCGAGAGGACTATGGAGAAGCAAATGCAGAGTACGTTCGTGAGCATTACGACCTATTTAAAATTAATGAACATCGTTTTGCTATTTATAATAAATTGATATGCCAGTAATAAAATGTTCAAACGGAAATTATCGCATCGGGAATGGTGCTTGCATTTATGAGACTGAAAAGAAAGCAATTGAAGTTTGGCAAGCGATCCTCGCAAGCGGAGAATACGCAGCAGATAGTTCTAAAGTTTCTTTCGATTTTGATGACACTCTTAGTACGGCAAGAGGTCAGGCATTGGCGAAGTCGAAACAAGATGACGGCAAAGAAGTATTCATCATTACTCGCAGACAAGAAACGGCAAGTGAGGCAGTCTTTAAAGTCGCAGATGAATTAGGTATTCCACATTCAAGAGTACATTTCACGAATGGTGCTATGAAGTGGGAAACGGTTAAGCGGTTGGACATTGGTACCCATTACGATAACAACCAAAGGGAGATTGATTTGATTAATCAAAACACGGATACAAAAGGAATAAAATTCTAATGGCACGACTACATAGAGACATAGACACGGAAAGACTTTTGGAATGGGCCGAAAAATATATCGACCATTGCCTTGAATCGACAAAAGAAATTGCCACATCATCGGGAGTTAAGACAATCCGTGAACGGCATTTGCCTACGATTAGTTTCTTTTTATTGATTTGGTTGCCAAGACAAAAATTTGAGTTTTATAACCGATCAACTTATTACCAGGTTTTGTCGAATGTAGATCATCCTTGTCACGAGGCAACAAAGCAAATAGACGAAATATTTAGATCATTGGCGGCTGATGTAGTGGCTAATGAAGGAAAGGGAATATTCTATGCTAAAAATCTTTTAGGATGGTCAGACAAGGCAAAGAACGAGGAGAAACAAGAGATAATAATCAGCTTTGCAGACGAAAATAACACTTCCGAAACCACATAAAAACCAAGCCAAGGTATTAAATTCCAAAGCAAGGTTCAAGGTCTTAATGTCGGGCAGACGATGGGGCAAGTCATTGATATGCCAGGTCATTACGTTTTTAGAGGCGATGAATGGAAAGAATGTGGCCTACATTACTCCGACATATTCATTGGCAAAGGTCTTTTTTGATGAACTTTGTATTCTTATTCCAAGCAACATTTGTAATGCTAACCGAAGCGATCTAACAATCAAGTTAATTAGCGGAGGCACAATTCGATTTTTTACCGGGGAAAGGTTAGACAATCTTCGTGGTTTAAAATTCCATTATGTTATTATTGATGAGGCTTCATTCATTACCGATTTAGAAGGTGGATGGAATAATTCAATACGACCAACACTTACTGATTATCAAGGTCGTGCAATATTTCTTTCAACACCACGCGGTAAAAATTATTTCTATTCTTTATTTCTTAAAGGTTTAGAACCGAATGCAGAATGGGAATCATTTAAGTATTCGACATACGATAATCCTTATATAAATAAAGATGAAATTGATTCTGCACGATTGAGTTTGCCTGAGGTTGTATTCGAACAAGAATATATGGCGAACCCAGCAGAGAACTCCGCAAATCCATTTGGGAATGCTGCGATTAACAAATGTTTAAGTTCAATTTCTGCGAACCCTGTTAAATGTTACGGAATCGATCTTGCAAAGTATTCAGATTGGACTGTGATAATTGGATTAGACAATAGTGGTAATGTGGCTTATTTTGACCGATTTCAGAGTGATTGGGCAAGCACACAAAACAAAATACGCAATTTAGCAAAGGCCCAAATGTTAATTGATAGTACTGGGGTTGGCGATCCGATTGTCGAGCAATTGCAACGTGAAGGATTAGCCGTGGAGGCTTTCAAGTTTACGAGTTTAAGCAAACAAGAATTAATGGTAGGTCTGCAATCTGCCATTCATCAAGAACGGATTCATTATCCTGAGGGCCATATTAAAGAGGAACTTGAAGTCTTTGAATATCAATACACATCACATGGGGTTAAATATTCAGCACCGACTGGATTTCACGATGATTGCGTGATGGCTTTAGCTCTTGCCTGGAGGAAGTTTGATTTCAAAGCCGGTACCGGTAGATATAGTTTTATGTAATTAGCTATTTATAAAATATGAATTGGAAAGATGTTTCGGTTTGGCAGATGCAACAAATCTCAAACCTATTATCAAAAAGCGAAGGCGATACAAGTTTGGATATTGCCGTTAAGACTTTGGCTATTTTAACGAATAGAACTGAAGCACAAATAGATTCATTAGGTCTCGATGAATTAAGCCATCAAATCAAAGATATCGCATTCCTAAACGAATCACAACCAAACCCGAAGCCACAAGATTACATCAAGGTTAACGGAAAGAAATATAAGTGTATTTACGACATTCGAAATATGCCATATGCCAGGTATATGGAAACTAAGTTTTTCGGAAACGATGTAATGATGAATCTGCATAAAATTGGGGCCTCAATGATTCGACCAATGAAAAAGACTTGGTTTGGTTGGAAGGTTGATGAATATGATGCAAGCAAGCACGAAGAATATGCGAATGATTTATTAGAGGCAAGTTATGAATCAATTTACGGTTCCATTGTTTTTTTTTGTCAAGTGTACGTTCAATCGATAAGCAATTTAGCGGATTATTTGAAGGAGAAAATAGTAGCGAAGGGAATGACAAAGGAGGAGGCAGAAACAACGACGGAAATTTTATGCAACGTTTTGGATGGATTTACCAAGCTACCATCATTGCAGAACACGAAAGAATCAAACTCGAAGAAGTCTATGCACTTCCTACAATTCAATGTTTAAACGCATTAAGTTATTTAAAGGCAAAGAACCAGCACGATCAGAATCAAATAAAAAATATTAATGGCTAATATTGGTGCAGAACAAAAGAACTTATTAAAGTCTAATTTTTTAGACTCATTAGGTAGTGGGCAACAAATGGCTTTAGATTTAACGGAAGTGGAGGCAGTAATGCTTGAAGCTGCAACACGATTTAGAGTATTAGCACTTAGAAGATTAAAGAATAAAGGGAAGGTTGACACGGGCCATATGTCCGAAATTGAAATCAGTCAGATAAGCCAAACAAAATACGGGAGTTATTCCATCACAATTGGTTACGAGAAATCAAATCCGGCAAGTGAATATTATGACTTTCAAAACAAAGGAGTAAAAGGAATTAAATCAGGAATGCCAAATAGTCCGTATAAATATCGGACTTTAAGTGTTTCTAAAAATATGGTTAATGCTTTGATGCAATGGTATTTAAGGCACAAATCTTATATTAAAAACGAAGATCAAAGAACCAAATTATCAAGAGTTCAAAAGAAAAGTTTAAAGGTTGGAAAGGTTGCTGACCAGGCTAAGAATTTAAGAAAGATAGCAGAAGCCACGGCAAAGAAAATTAAAAAAAGAGGTATGCCTCGAATTGGATTCTTTGATGATAATTTAGACAAAGTATTTAATGAAGATTTTAGAAAGAAATTAGCCATAGCAATTGGCGAGGATATAGTAATAAACATAAGACAATATTTCGATGGCAATAACGGTTCAAAGTAGTCCGTCCGCATTTTCTTCAGCACACGATGCATTGTATCACGTTGTGACTTCAAGCAATGTATCAAACTCAAATTTCAAATATGTATTTGATGTATCAATTGGTGGAAACCTTGTCGCCACAATTAAAGCCTTTCCAGATTCGGGAGGTTATGGGATATTCGATGCAAGTCCAATTGTCAGAAATTACTTTGATAGCGGATTTATCCCTGCCACAAACACGGTTCTACAAAATGCTAACACCGGTTTATTCTGCAACTACACGATTGCCTATGGAGAAGAATATGGAGGGGTGACATATCCCAACCTTACGACCATTTCAACTTATTACGGGTGGAATTATTCATCAGATCCGTTCGGAAATACATTGGGCGATTACGCAAATAAGTTCGTTACAAGCAGAGATAAAACAACCTTGGAGGTAATAAGTGGCGAGAAACTATTTGTGACTTATATGAATACTGCTGGAACCGGTGTGACGGCTTCAATTCAAAAGATCACAAGCAACGGAACCAATGACGGAAGTGCTTCCGTAGGTGCTACCTTAAGCACATCAAATACATTATTATTAGATCTTTCGCCAACGGCAATCAATACTTATTTAGGTAGTTCCTTCATTACATCAACGACATACGGCTACCAGGTAACGGTAGGAAGTGATACCATAACCATCACGCAAGTGGTAGCACCAAAATGGACACCGATGTTGATAACGTTTCTTAATCAGTTTGGAGGCTATGAAACATTTGGATTCAGATTGTTAAGCCGTCAACAAAAGAAATTTAATCGAAGCACTTACAAGGTTAATGAGTTTGTAAGAAGCGGAGGCAATATGATTAACAAAAGTTCTGCAAATGTAGTTTATGGAGGGGTTCAATCATTTGCCGGAATGGTTGACTATTCTTATTTGGTTGTGAGTGATTATTTGAATGTAAAGGATTACAACATAGGAAGCCAATTGCTTGCTTCTCCCGAAGCCTATTTGCATTTGAATGGGTTATACTTACCAATCACAATGCGGTCAACTGATTGGCAAGAAAAGAACACCACAAGCGATAAGAACTTCAACTACGAACTAACATTTGATTTAGCCAATAAACAAGCCATTCAATACCGATGATAACTGAAATATTTATTGAAAATGTCCGGTTGGATTTGTATCAAGAAATTGGGGCTGAATTGAATTTTAACATTGATGATATAAAGGATTTTTCAAGCCGAAATACTAACTATTCCAAAACAATTACGATCCCTGGCAATGCGAACAATAATAAGGTATTTGGTCACATATATAATTTTGGTACTGCTAATAATTATTTCGTTAGTAATCCTTTGCTTCCAAATGTTGGTTTTAATTTTGATCCATCAAAACAAGCAAGTGCGAAAATATTTGTTAACAAAATTCAAGTATTTAAAGGAGTTATTAGGTTACTTGAAATCAAGATTAACAACGGAGTAATAGTTTATGAGTGTGCGGTCTTTGGAGAGTTGGGGGGTTTAGCAAATGCAATCGGGAATAAAACTTTAAAAGATTCTGAATTTGCTAATTCATTCAATACTTACAATGTTGCTTGGACTGAGGGGAATATTATTAATTCTTGGGATGGCAGCGGTGGGGTTGGGGTTGTGTTTCCTTTTATCGATTACGGTAATATTCGCAATGGCACGCACGATATTCATATGGATGCGTTTAGGCCTGCATTTTTTGTTCACGAGATTTTAGATAAGATAATCAAGAATGCCGGGTACACATACGATTCATCATTTATGGATTCGCCATTTTTTAAAAACTTGATCATTCCGAACAATACTGCGGAGATGGAACAAGTGAGATCAAACCTATTGAATGCTCAAATCTTTAATATAGTAAACACGTCTACGGATTATGCCTTTGTATTTGGAAGCATAAACCAATATTTATTCACCAATTCGGGAGGTATTACATTTACATTTACCGGAACGACTGGAACCGTTGGCAATTTTACGATTAACGGAAGCGGATTAATACGGACGAATCAGAATGCAACCATTACTTTATACAAGAATGGGGCAGCAATTCAGACATTTTTACTTGCTGACAACAACAATAACGAATCAGTATTTACAATTGATTCAACTATTAGCCAAACTTTGACAAATGGGGATTACTTTTCGATGGATATTTCATCAAGTTCAGTTAGTAATGGATCATTTAGATTCACAATTGACAACATAACCTTAGATTTTAATTCGAGCAATCCGCAAGTATTAACGGCAACCTATGGGGCCACGTTAATTATGTCCAATTTGTTCCCGAAAGGAATTTATCAAAAGGATATTTTATCAAGTATTTGTCGAATGTTTAATTTATACGTTTATGAATCGCCAAATCAATACAATCACTTACTGATTGAACCCTATGTAAATTTCTATGCAGTTGGTGGATTTGTGAGCATTGATGACACGACGGATTTACTTTTGCACGGAGAAAGTGGGGATAGTACCGGTTTAATTTCAATTTCAAATACTGACATTGCTGATCCTTTGGATTGGTCTTTAAAACTTGATTACTCAAAGGAGATTTCAGTTAAGCCAATGTCTGAATTGAATGCCAGGTATTATGATTTTAAATACAAAGAGGATGATGACTATTTGAACGATGCTTATCACACAAAATACAATCAATCCTATGGCGATCGAATCGAGGATGTCAACTTTGGATTCACAACTGAACACCAGGCTATTGAATTACTTTTTTCTTCTTCGGTTTTAACTGCATTTAGTGGAGATGAAAAATTAGCAGTTGGAATATTTAAGGTAAACGATTCGGTTCAAGAAAGGAAGGATTCAAACATTAGGATTTTGCAATTCAAAAAGAAAACAGTAAGTCAAGTTTGGACATTAAAGGAGCCATCTGCCCAAGGTAACGGAAATAAACAAACTAATATTTCAAGTTACGGATATGCTGGACATTTTGATGATCCTATTAATCCGGTAAGTGACATTAATTTCGGGGTTCCAAGTGAGATTCTATTTACATTAACGGTTCCCTATCCTTCGGCTAATTTATACACGGCTTATTGGGGTTCATACCTTGCAGAAATCACAAGCAAGGATAGTAAACTATTGAGTTGCTATTTATATCTAACGGCCCAAGACATCAATTCTCTTGATTTTTCTAAACTGATTTATCTTGAAGGGTGCCTTTGGAGGCTAAACAAAGTAATTGATTTCAATCCGTCAATCAACCAAACGACTAAGTGCGAATTATTAAAGGTAATTGAACTAACATACTCATAAGATGGCTCAGGAAATAGTCGGTATAAAAATTGAAACGGACACCCGAAGTCTGCGGTCTCAGTTTAAAGAGGCGATGGCTGAACTTGCAAAACTGCAAAATCAAGCCGGGGCAACAAGCAAGGAAATTGCTAACGCAGCAAAGAAAGCAGCAGAAATTAAAGATAGAATTGGAGATGCTAAAAGCACAATTGATGCTTTTAATCCTGATGCTAAATTTAAAGCATTTGGTCAAGCTATTACCGGAGTTGCTGGAGCATTTGCAGCGGCACAAGGTGCATTTGCTTTATTTGGTATTGAATCTGAAAACGTTCAAAAGCAATTATTAAAAGTTCAAGGTGCTTTAGCATTAACACAAGGATTAAATGCTGTTTTGGAATCAATTGAAGGATTTGAAAACTTGGCCCGTGTTATTCGTGAGGAGGTAATTACTGCATTGACTACTTTAAAAGGTGCATTAGCAGCAACCGGAATTGGTGCATTATCTATTGCAGTTGGTTATTTGATAGGTCATTGGTCTGAATTAACAAATAAATTAACTACTTCATTCCCTATTTTATCAAAAATTGGAGATGCAATTGGAAATATTACAAATAAAATTACTGATTTCATTGGAGTTACTTCCCAGGCTGATCGTGATTATGAGAAATCAAATGAAATATTTCTTAAAAG